CCTGTATTACCTGTTGGTCCAGTTTGACCAGTTGGTCCGGTTTCACCAGTTGGACCAGTTGGTCCGGTTTCACCAGTTGGACCAGTTTCACCAGTTGGACCAGTTGAACCAGTTGGTCCGGTTTCACCAGTTGGACCAGTTGATCCAGTTGAACCAGTTTCACCAGTTGGACCAGTTGATCCAGTTTCACCAGTTGGACCAGTTGAACCAGTTGGACCAGTTGAACCAGTTGAACCAGTTTCACCAGTTGAACCAGTTTCACCAGTTGGACCAGTTGGACCAGTGTCACCTATATCGCCGGTTGGTCCGGTTTCACCAGTTGCACCGGTATCACCGGTTGGACCAGTTGAACCAGTTGAACCAGTTGGACCAGTTGAACCAGTTTCACCAGTTGGACCAGTTGCACCAGTTGGTCCGGTTGCTCCTGTTGCACCAGTTGGTCCGGTTGCTCCTGTTGCACCAGTTGGTCCGGTTGGTCCAGTTGAACCAGTTGCTCCAGTTGGTCCGGTTGGTCCAGTTGCTCCAGTTGGTCCGGTTGGTCCAGTTGCTCCAGTTGGTCCGGTTGGTCCGGTTGGTCCAGTTGAACCAGTTGGTCCAGTTGCTCCAGTTTGTCCAATTAAACCAGTTGCACCAGTTGCTCCAGTTGTTCCGGTAGATCCAGTAAAGCCAGTTAAACCTTGTATTCCTTGTATTCCTTGTATTCCTTGTATTCCTTGTGGTCCAATAATTAATGATTCATCTGTTATATCAGTTACAAATGAAAATGCACCACTTGGTCCTGTTCCTAAACCTAATTCTATACGAACAAACATGTTTCCTCCATTAACTAATGCAAATTGTCCTAAATTTGAATCATCTCCAACATTTAGTTCATTTAGAGTGTTAGCTGTAGTATATACTCTAAAATCTTTACCAGCAATACCTTGAGGACCAGTTTCTCCTTTTGAACCAGTAGAACCAGTTTCTCCTTTTGAACCGGTAGGACCGGTAGGACCGGTAGGACCGGTAGGACCGGTATCACCTGTATCACCTGTAAGACCAGTTTCTCCTGTAGGACCAGTTGCACCAGTTTCTCCTGTATAACCGGTAGGACCGGTTTCTCCTGTATCACCAGTTGGTCCAGTTTCTCCTGTATAACCTGTAGGACCTGTAGGACCTGTAAAACCAGTAGAACCTGTAGGCCCTGTTCCAATTGGACCAGTATAACCAGTTGACCCGGTATCACCTTGAATACCTTGAATACCTTGAATACCTTGTTGACCGATTTCACCTTGTAAACCTCTATCCCCTTTAGGACCTTTTATTACTCCCAAGTCTACCCATGTTGATACACCATCCCATACCCACAAATTTAAATCTACAATATATCCATCACCCGCCGTATTATTTGATAAATCATATAAATTTGCACTACTATCAACAGTTCCTTTTATAACAATACTACCTACATTTACACCTCCAATAGTAGTACCACTAGGTAAAGCAATTGTGCCTGTGTCATTAACAGATATTTTAGAATCAGTCCCAACAAATTCAATCGTATTTCCCGATATAAAAATACTTTTAACATACAAATTTTGAAATCTAGCCCCAGTTGAACCCAAATTTATTTTTGAATATTTAAATAATACTCCAGATGTATCAACTGTTGTATATGTAGTTGAATCATTTAAATTTATATATGGAATAATGTCTTGGTTTGTACCAATATAACCATTTGGACCTGTTAGACCATTTAATAGATCATCAATATATGCTTTATTTACTAATGAAATTGATGATGTTGGCGCTATTCCACATACTGGTCCGGTTGTACCTGTAAATGATACCGGTACATTAAACTGTGCTGATGTTGAATTTACTGTTAAATTAGTTCCATCAACAATTATTCCTGCAGAAAATGTATTTGTATTTGTAAATGTATTTGCTAATGAAAGAATATTTGGTCCAGTTGGACCAGTTGCTCCAGTAAATGTTGCAGTTCCAGGTTCACCTTGTTGACCAGTTGCTCCAATTGGTCCAGTTTCACCAATTGGTCCAGTTGCTCCAGTAGATGTTGAAGTTCCTGGTTCACCTTGTTGACCAGTTGCTCCAATTGGTCCAGTAGGTCCAGTTGAACCAGTTGGTCCAGTTTGTCCTGTTGGTCCGGTAAAACCAGTTGGTCCGGTTGCACCAGTTGCACCAGTTGCACCGGTAAAACCAGTAGGTCCAGTTGCACCGGTAAAACCAGTAGGTCCAGTTGCACCAGTTTGTCCGGTAAAACCAGTAGGTCCAGTTGCACCAGTAAAACCAGTAGGTCCAGTTGCACCAGTAAAACCAGTAGGTCCAGTTGCACCAGTTGGTCCAGTTGGTCCAGTTGCACCTGTAAAGCCAGTTGGTCCAGTTGCACCAGTTGCACCAGTTGCACCAGTTGCACCAGTTGCACCAGTTGCACCAGTTGCACCAGTTGAACCTGTAGATCCAGTTGGTCCAGTTTGTCCCGTTGCACCTGTAAAGCCAGTTGAACCAGTAAATCCAGTTGGTCCTGTTGGGCCAGTAAATCCAGTTGGTCCAGTTGGTCCCGTTGCACCTGTAAATCCAGTTGCACCAGTTGCACCAGTTGGTCCAGTATATCCAGTTGGTCCAGTAAAGCCAGTTTCTCCTGTATAACCAGTTAAACCTTGTATTCCTTGTATTCCGGTTGGTCCAATAATTAATGATTCATCTGTTATATCAGTTACAAATGAAAATGCTCCACTTGGGCCGGTTCCTTGTCCTAATCCTATACGAACAAACATGTTTCCTCCATTAACCAATGCAAATTGACCTAAATTCGAATCTGTTCCAACATCTAGATTATCTAGAATAATACCGGTAGTATATACTCTAAAATCTTTACCAGCAATACCTTGAGGACCAGTTTCTCCTTTTGAACCGGTAGGACCAGTATTACCGATATCACCTGTAGGACCGGTTTTTCCGATATCACCTGTAGGACCGATTATACCGATATTACCCGTATATCCATTATTATTATTAGAAGAGACAGATCCAGTTTGTCCTATTATATTTTCTAATGGTATATAACCATTTGAATTTGGTGATAATATGTTATTTATTTTATTGTCATAATACAATATCTTATTTGTTTGTTGTGTTTTACGACGATTAAATGACATTATATAATATAAATATAATATATAATATATAAATTTTATAAATATACATTATAGTTATAAAATTTTATACCTCAATAACATAATTATTTTATTATTTTGTAACTTAAATATGCAATTACTAAATATATTTTGTAAATAAAATAAAAAAATGTTCATTTATAGATATAAAAAATACAAAGTATTATTTTAGACCGTTAAAGATTTAAAACGGCACTATGTGCAGTTTCATATCTGTAAATGGGTAATGTGGCTAAAGGCCACATTACATTAAACGTCCAATATGACGTTCTGAGGCAATCCCTTAAATAGTCTAAATATTATTTTTAATTTTATTTTTTTTACTATCATAATTTGTATCTTTTAATCCAATCTTTTAGTCCAATCTTGTAAAGTATATTTTTACAATCAAATATTTTACAACTTCATTTGTATCCATGTCCTTTATAATTATTTAAGCAATATTTAACAACAGAAAATTTATAATATTTTGTCTTATGTTTAGTAATATTTCAAATAAGAATTTATAAGAATTTATTAATTTTTTTAAATAGTTTTAAATCTTTGTATTATATATATTGAATGACTACGTGGATTAAATTTGTTAAAAAAATTACAAAACTTCCTGAAAATAAAGGAAAAGGTTTGGGTGATATACTTAAACATGCGTCTAAATTATGGAAACAAATGAAAGGCAAAAGCAAAGGTGGAGATGTAAAAACACCTAGTAATATTGAATCTACCAAAAATAATAATGACGAACATAAACCTTACGTAAGTGGACTTGATGATTTTAAATCAAGTAAAGGAGGTCGTTCCACAAAACGTAAATATTCCAAGAAAAACAAAACCCGACGAAAATAAACTATAAATTCTATAGTAAACTATACCACAATAATGGTCTTAAAAAATTTCTATTATAACTATATCTACACCTATGTTTTCTACAACGTTTACAACAACAATGATCATCATATCTTGGTGATGCTAATAAGCTGAACAAAAGCAAATCGGATGTTGATGCGTTCATTATATAATAATACTAAATAATAATATATACAAAAATTATTATTTAGGCTATGCATAAATGCATACAAATTATAATACAATTGTAAAACTGTAATTATACTGTAGTTTACATAGTGATTTACAAATTCAATGTTTTTGTTTTTATACATGTTCTCATTCAAAATTCCTATTTTGTGATCAGTTATGAGTGAATAAAATAATGCTGATAGCACATTTGAAATGTGAAATGGTATACAAATATTTTTCCAAGATTGAAAGAATAGAATGTATAAAAACATCGTTTTTCGATGTTTTCCTGGTTTCAATTAAACGAATGTACGCACGATTCGGATTTAGAAAGTATAAAACTGATTATTTATTTATAAATATTTTTCCAAGATTGAAGGAATAGAATGTATAAAAACATCGTTTTTCGATGTTTTCCTGGTTTCAATTAAACGAATGTACGCACGATTCGGATTTAGAAAGTATAAAGCGGATTATTTTTTTTATTTATAAATATTTTTTCCAAGATTGAAGGAATAGAATGTATAAAAAACATCGTTTTTCGATGTTTTCCTGGTTTCAATTAAATGAATGTACGCACGATTCGGATTTAGAAAGTATAAAGCTGATTAATTTTTTTATTTATAAATATTTTTCCAAGATTGAAGGAATATAATGTATAAAAACATCGAAAAACGATGTTTTCCTGGTTTCAATTAAACGAATGTACGCACGATTTGGATTTAGAAAGTATAAAACTGATTATTTATTTATAAATATTTTTCCAAGATTGAAGGAATAGAATGTATAAAAAACATCGTTTTTCGATGTTTTCCTGGTTTCAATTAAACGAATGTACGCACGATTTGGATTTAGAAAGTATAAAGCTGATTATTTTTTTTATAAAGAATATATATATACAAATGGAAAATGGACGAATGATGGTATTACATTCTGTTATAATTGGTGTTTTGTTATACATATTTATGATTTTTATACTTGGTCAAAATCAAATTGTTGCAGAAAACCGTAGTATATTATTGGCTGCTGTGATATTAATATATATGATTTTATTTGGTCATGGCTTACCAACATCAATAAATAAAAATGTATTTTAAGTATATTATTATATTTATTATAATAATATAAGCGTTTGAAATAATAAAAGGTGTAATTATTATAATTACAAATTTGTAAATTGATATTTCCAATATGCTAATGTAAGTTTATCATAATTAAAAGTTTTCTTGGAAAATTCATTTATAGTGTTATATAATAACTCTTCATTAATTTCTTGCCAACTATTTACATTTAAAACTGGTAAATTGTTAAATAATTGTTTGAATTGAGGTGCACAAACAATAGGTATAGAACCTAAACAAAGAATTTCCCAAGTTCGGTGACAATCCATTCCATTTCCAAATGGAGATAGAACAAAAGCAAATTGTAAAATATTTTTCCAAGTTTGCGTTCTTGGAGTAAATTCTTGATTTATTTCTAATAAATGATTCGGTATTTGTTGTAATGCTTTTTTACGTTGATTAAATCGATCATTATTAATAGAATAATTAATATATATTTTATGTGAACGTTCCCAAAAAGGAGGTGATATATTTCGAATATTTATTAATATGTCATCTTGGCATTTTGGTAAATGTGAATTTGAACATAATGAATTATTATTGTTATTCCAAGGATGAGTAGGATTAGATGCAATTGTATGATAATCCATACCAATTGGTAATTGGCAAATTTTATCGCAATCTTGGATAGTTGTGTTTTGAACAAACCATTTAATTAATAATGGGTGATTAATTAAAATAGTATATTGTTGTTGATTTAATACTTCACTTGGAACTGTTGTGTCTGAATCGCCGGATACTAAATAAAATGTATTAATCAGTTTTGGTAAAACATTATTTACCAAGAATGGCAACATATCAGTGCAGACATAAATAGACATACCATTCAACATTTTATCCGATTTTAACATGTCCATCAAATATGATATATCATTGGAACAAGATGATATTGGATTATAAGAGTGAAATGTGCATGATTTTAATAGGCCTCTCGAGCAAACAAAGTGACAGGTTGATTCATCTTGGCAATCCATTATGTATTATGTATTATACGTTATACTTTTATATAATATTTTATATATATTAATATATGAATTTGATAGAATTACATAATAAAATACAAAATCCATCAGGGTATGTTATAGATATTGGTGCATCTACCGGTGTAAATTCCGATCCAGTATATCAATTTATAGTAAATAAAAAATTTAAAGGATTATGTATTGAAGGCGATAAAACTAAGGTAAAAACATTGAAATTAAATACGCATTTTGATATTTATAATGGATACATAACTCCAGAAAATGTGTTGGATATTTTCAGCCAATATAAGGTGCCTATTGAAATTGATGTATTAAAGATTGATATTGATGGGTATGATTTAGAAGTATTACGAACAATAATGACAACATATAAACCCAAGATAATAATTGCTGAAATAAATGAGAAAATTCCGCCACCCATACTATTTGAAATAAAATATAAAAAGGATTATGTATGGGATTTTAGCCATTGTTTTGGATTTTCAATTTCATCTGGAAAAATGGTAATGGACAAATATAATTATAAAATTCTATCTATATATGAATTGAATAATATATTATGTATTAACCAAGATCTATGCAATATATTAAATATAGATTGTAAAAATGATGGTATACCAGAGTTATATAAAAAAGAATATATTAATAATTTGAGTAGGGTTTCAGTGTTGCCATGGAATTCGAATATAAATTATTGGTTAGATATAAAAGATTCAACTATACTAAAAAATGAAATAGCTCATTATTTTTGTCACAATAATAATAGAAGTGTTTTTAAGGTAAAAACGAAAGTTGAGAATGTGGATTTTACAATAGCAATATTATGAAAATTAACTTTGTATAAATTTAATCAATATGAGGTCTTTACTATTATATTACGTTCATCTTGGAAAATTATTCAAAAAATAAATGTAAGAAATGGATTTTTAATTGCCGAAAAACTATTTTAATTTTACATCATAACGGTAAGATATGAGTAATAATTCAATTTGCTAGTAAATTATGAATAGATATAATAATTATATTTTATATCTATTTATTCATATAATCAGAAAATAAACAAAGCGGGGAAATTTTGATTCTGGCATTATTCAATTTCTTTGCTTGGAAATGGAAATATCTATGTTCACAATCTTCTAAATCTCCGCTAGTAATTAATGACATATTTAACACATTCATATTTTGTTTTAACATTTCGGGTGTTATAAATTCCAAATTATCATAAACTAACCATTTATATTCACAATTAATAAACATATTTGTTCTGTAAATAGCAAATCCATTAAATGCGGAATAACAATCCAACAACTCATCCTCATTTAAACTACTTAATATATCTATAATATATTTTTTATATTTTAATACAGCTGCTCGATTACGATATTTAATAGGACCTGTATCTAATGAAAAATGCCAACAGCTATATACATAATCATGAATAGATAATGCCCAAATATCATAATAACCCGGTCTATTAAATGAAAGAGAATCCCAGTCATTCGTTTTTAAATGTTTTTCTAAAACATTTATATTTATAGGTGAATAACATGCATCATCCATATCCATCATAATAAAAAAATCATATGGAATATTGCATTGAATATATTTTATTATTGAATTACGCGCATTTGAAATATTTTGAGTTCTATATTGAGTGCAATTATTATTTACCAAGATTTCCATATTATATTTTGATTTTAATTGCAGTAAAGTTTCATAGGATCCATCATTTGAATTGTCGTATGCAATTAAAATTTTATATTCTGAAAATAATGGAATTATTTTATCTATATTATTAAAAATTGCCGGTAAATATGTATTGCAATTTTTAACACATCCGCAAATATAAATAGAATTATCAGACATTTATATTATTTATATTGTTATTATTTATATTGTTATTATTGAAAATAATACTTTACTGGGCCTTAATTAGGGGAATTACTATATGAATACGAATTCATATAATGCGACTCATTTTTGATTGCATTAGTTCTCAATAAATGGATTTTTAATTAAATTACATGTATAAATAAGAGTGTATCAAAGTATATTATAGCGGTGGTAGACCTGCGATTTTGCGTATTTCTTCTGGAGTATATCCCCAAAATAGTCCATTTTTATCGCAACCATTTTTATCAAATCCTTGTTCATCAAATCCCTGTTTATTATATGTTTTATCTGCATTCATGGATTGAATTAATGTAGTATGTGATTTCTCTGCATTAATTGCGTTATCTTTTTGGTTTTGTTTATATTTGGCCAGTTTTTTTGATCTTTCTTCGCATAATTCCATATATGCAGATTGACCGATTAGTTGTTTGGGGTTATATTGAGTTGTATATATATTGCATGTATTAGTGCATGGATTAGTGCATGTATTAGTGCATGGATTAGCAGTATTCATTATATTATTCGTTTATTATGCGATTCAATTTAAATGGAATAATATTTTCAATTTTTTAGAGCGGGTTTACAAGTGTATATTTTACAATTCTTGGACTTTATCCAAGAAACAATAATAGTTGCTTCTTGGATAAATCGTCCCATTCATTCGGCTTTATATAATATTTTATACCATTACGGGGCCTTAATTAGGGGGTTACGGGGCCTTAATTAGAGGGAGGGGGGTTTTGAAAAGTAAGTTTTATAATTATTACACTAATAAATTATCCATATGCAGAGCGCATCTCTGCATAAGTCATATTGCGACCCATTTTTGTTTAAAACTCTTTCTGTCCGTCATCCATAATCTTGGTCAAAGTTTTGACTGAGGTTGTATTTGATTGGTTCATATGAACGTGAAAAATTTAGAAGTAGTAATATATACATGTCTAATTCATATTATAAACCAACTGAAATAATGCCTATTGGAAATTTTACGTATAATGGTGTAGACTGGACAACAACAAAGACAGATTTGAGTTATAAATTTACTTACAAGATGAATTCTGATTTTGTATCATCTTCAAATGCAATACTTAATTATCTTTATCCAAATTTTGGGACAACATCAACTACGATAGAACATTATTTTAGTCTCCCATATGGAACATATAATTTAGATATAAATGCTTACCAAATTGGGTATTCTTTTACAATTGATTATAGAGTTTCATCGGACGCCCGAGATATAGCATTAATACAGGTTAATAAGTCTAGTTCAGGCGTGAATTTTATTAATTTTTTTGGTGGTTCTACTAATAATAATTGTTCGATTAGTACCGTTACATATACGTCAGGCACTAAAAATTATGCTAATTTTAGTATTTATACACCATTCCAATCTGCGCAAAATGGTATAATTCGTATTATTAAAACTAGTTAAAAAAACACGAAAACATAAAAAAAAATCCAAAAAATGTAAGAAATGTAAAAAATCGAAGAAATCGAAGAAATCGAAGAAATCGAAGAAATCCAAATAAATTATATACAAATATGATTTTTCATGTAGATATATTCCAAATAAATTGGGATACACCATTTATCAAAGTATTTGAATTTTATCAAGAAAACCGGTAAATATAATATAAAACGAATTATATTTGCCGTATCTTGGGAAGCACTTTAATTACAAAATAAAAGGTGCGAGTCATTGCAGTTGCGATTATAAATAATATAATCGGAGTGAAATTGCGCCATTGATATTACCAAGCCATGTTATAAATGGATTTACATCTAGGCCTTAATTAGGGGATTTTGTTTCTTTAAGTAATTATATGATATATGTTGTTTACCACTAGGCCTTAATTAGGGGGATTTTGTTTCTTTAAGTAATTATATAATATGATATATGTTGTTTTTCCCAACTAGGCCTTAATTAGGGGATTTACTATATGAATACGAATTCATATAATGCGACTCATTTTTGATTGCATTTTGTACATTATTCGCAATCTTGGGAAAAGTCATTTTGAAAAAGAGATTTGTCTGTTAAATTGTTTTATTTTTTCAAGATTGATATATACAAATTATATAGAATGTTTTAGATGGCTAATGATACATGGTATAAATAATATTATAATATTATTTATATTTATTTTTCTTTTTATCTTTCTCTTTTATTGTTGGTTGTTTTCCAAGATTATTTTTTCTTAGCTGCCGATAATTTGAGTTCTTTTTTTACAATTAATGGTGCAATTACTAGATTGGTTTCAGGAATATTTACTTTTATTGATTCTATAACAGTTTCATCATCACTAAGATCTGAATCTGGATGCAATGCTTCATATGCTTTCTTGGCAGGGCAGTGTCTTTGATGCTGTTTAACAGACTTTGGAACATGAGTTTCACAATATTTGCAAATATTACCATTTTGAATAGTTGAACATGCAAATCTAGATGATAAATATTTTTCCAAGTGTGGTAATCTTAGTTCACTGATTGAATTATTCATCTTTTCATTAAAATCTTTTAATAATTTTAACATACAATTCTTTTGGGTAATATGATTACCATATTCTTTATTGATTTCTTCCAAGATGTGAGGTTCTATAATATAATCACTATCTTTGATATTAAGTTCATCCAATTTCATTTTAAAATGTTCGACTACTTCAATCGCAACCTTAATTTTTTCTTTATCAAAGTTTGATTCATGTACATATAATAATACATTACCATTATGAACTTGTAATTCAAAGTTTTCTTTGTTGCAAATACCGCGATGCTGAGCAAACATAATACCACAGCAATTTTGAATTTCACAATCTCGTATAAATTTTTCAACTTCTGGTTTTGTTACGTTCTTGGATTCATGATCTTTATTTTCAATTAAAATCTTGGGTTTATTATTGCGAATAAGCATAATATCTCCTGTTTCTTTTTCTCCACCAACATAGTCGACTGTTGCACATGGAAATAATGAAAGAATAATATTATATGTGATGTGTTCTGATATATTACCTTTTGCAGAACCTTTTTCGAATTTTTTTAGAATTTCTGAAATATTAGATTGCAATACTTGTTGGGTAGATTGATTTACAGATGAAATTTCTTTAATCTCATTCATTTTTCGGTCAGTTTCTCCAAGACGGTTTTCAATTCTGGATTCAGAAGATGAAATAATAGTAGTCAATGTTTGCTGCGATTGACCAAATGATAAATTCATATTCTTTAAAAAATCATCGATTGTATTTTTATCCAAGGCTGATGATAATAATTTGGTAGTTTCAGATGTTATTGATGATTGTATTTGAGATAAATGTGTACAAATATCCTTTGTTATATTATCTTGATTCTTTGGTAATATTTCATTCAATAATAATGTAGTTTTGTCTAATAGATTGATATTGGTTTCTTTAATTAATGGTAATATATATTCTATATTATTTGAAGATAAAATTAATTTTAAATCACTCATGTAGTCCTTTCTATATTCTGAAAGTTTAACTGTGAGCAAAGATGATATATCATTTTGATATTTATTTACACTTAATCCAAGATTATCAATTTTATTATCTAATAATGTATATTTTTCTAATAGTTTTGAAGCCATGTTAGTATTTACAGATGAATCTAATTCAGCCATCATCTTTTCAAGAATATCAATAAACAATAAATTCATATATTCAAAATTAAGATTACTGTTTTTATAAAAATCAAAGATTTTCTGATTGTTGATTTTAAGCTCAAAAGAATTCATTTTATATAATATTTTATAATATAT